TGCGACCATCGCGATGAGAAGTTCTGGAAAGCCGCTAACCCTGGTTTCGGTGACCTGCAGGACCCCGAGGACTTCGTCAGCGCTGTCCAGTCGACACCGGAAAACGAGTTCCGCACAAAGCGACTTGGTCAATGGGTGAATGCGCAGACCGCATGGCTGCCCACCGGTTCCTGGGAGCGTTTGCCGACTGCGGAACCGCCAGGGCTTGAGTGCCAAGTCATTCTGGCGGTCGATGGGTCATTTTCGGGCGACTCCACCTGCATTGTCGGCGTGACTGTTGAAGCAACCGCGCGAATATGGCTGGTGGGCGCGTGGGAGAAGCAACCCACCGACACCGACGACTGGCGCGTCGACATTGCCGAGGTCGAGACCGCAATCCTGCAGGCTTGCCGCCGCTGGGACGTCCTCGAAGTGGTATTCGACCCTTTCCGCTGGCAGCGCACCATGCAGGAGCTGGCCGCAGCTGGCTTACCCATCGTCGAGTACCCCTCGAGCAGCCCTGGCCGCATGGTGCCCTCGACTGCAAAGTTTTATGACGCGGTCGCTGGCGGCGGAATCGCCCACGACCACAACGCCACCCTCGGTCGGCATGTCGCCAACTGTGTCGTCAAAACTGACCGGCTCGGCCCTCGCATCGTGAAGGACGCGAAGGGCTCGCCACGCAAAATCGACGCCGCTGTCTGCGCAGTCATGGGATTCGACCGCGCGACGCAGGTGCGCGTCGAAGAACCGACGCCCGCTGTCCCCATGTTTTTTGCTTAAGGAGCTGTCATGGCTGATGCCCTGCAGATCGCCGGTTTGGCTGTCGCAGCGTTCGGCCTGTGGCTGCTGTTCCCCCCTGCCGGTGTGATTTTCGCTGGCGCCGGAATGGTCCTCATCGGTCTCAGTTTGGAGCGTCGTGCTCAATAATCTGTTTGGCGAGCGTCGCTCGATCACCTACGCATCGCTGTGGGCCGCTGGTGATACCCCGGCATTCAATACTCGCGCCGGTGTGCCGATCAACGAGGACAACTCGCTCAAGATCGCCGCGGTGTATGCCGCGGTTCGGCTCATCTCGGACCTGGTCTGCTCCCTGCCGGTGGATACGTTCCGCCGCGTCGATGGCCGCCGCGTTCCTTATCGACCTCGGCCGCTGTGGGTTGACCAGCCAGAACCGGATCTTGGGATTGCCCGCTCAGATCACTTTCAGTCCCTGCTGGTTGGGCTGATGGTCGATGGGAATGCATTTCTGCGAGTGATTCGCTCGCAGTCCACCGGGGACATCGTCGCGCTGCCGGTGCTTGCCCCTTCCCGCGTGGAGGTCGTTCGGTCGGCTGACAAGCGTCTGGCGTATCGCGTACAAGGCTCGTCTGCCCTGCTGACCGAAGCCGACGTCGTACATATCACCGAGTTGCGTCGCCCTGGAGCGTTGCGCGGCACCAGTCGTATCAAGGAGCTGCGCGAAACCCTGGGCCTTGGTGCAGCGTTGGAGCAGTTCGCGTCCAGCTTCTTCGGATCAGGCTCAACGACGTCCGGCATCATTGAGGTGCCGCAGGAGATCGCCAGCGACCAGGCGAAAGCCCTCCAGGATGCTTACGAGGCTGGGCACAAAGGTCTGCGTAAAGCGCATCGCCCTGGGATCTTGTCCGGCGGCGCCAAATGGGTGAAAACCGGCGTCGATCCCAATGAGGCACAGATGCTGGAGTCGCAGAAGTTTGCGGTCGAAACAGTGTGCCGGATGTTTCGTATCCCGCCGCACCTGCTGCAGGTCACCGAGCCCGGTGCCATGTCGTACGCATCAGTCGAGGAAAACGCTCGGCAGTTCGTGACATTCACCCTGCTGCCCTACATTTACAAAATTGAGGAAGCGTACACGCGACTCTTGCCAGCTGGTGCGTTTCTGAAGTTCAACCTCGACGCGCTGCTGCGCGGTTCGACCGAATCGCGCTACGCCGCGCACTCGTCTGCGCTCCTGGCTGGCTGGTCGACCATCAACGAGGTGCGAATCCTGGAGGATCGGGCCCCCTTCGACAACCCAGCCGCGGACGCCCCGCGCGTACCCCTGGCCAACGTCAACATCGAGGGCGCCGACATCGTCGAGCTCGACAAGAAGGTCGCCATGGCGCAGAAGCTCGTGGTGTCCGGGTATGACCCGCAGGACGTTCTCCGAGCCCTGGACCTGCCCGACATGGGCCACCTCGGTTTGCCGAGCGTGCAGTTGCAGCCGCCCGCCTGATGCCTTACTACATCACGAATCAGTCCACCGAATGCCAGGGCTGGGCAGTCATCAAGGCCGATGGCGAAGTAATGGGCTGCCATACGAACAAAACGAACGCAGTCGACCAAATGGTTGCCATATCGCTCGCTGAGGGCATCGAGCCCGGCGGTGAACGTGATTTGGGCGATCCATCGGCAGCGATAAGCGACATAGATGGCACGCTGATAGCCGCCGGTCGACCAATTCAGCGAGTGATTGACTTCGTCGCCGACCTTCCGGGCTCGTTGTTCATCATCACTGGACGACTTGAGTCCGAGCGTGAGTCAACGCAACGCGATCTGGCAGACATCGGCGTCGAATACGCGCAGCTGTTGATGAAACCGGCCGAGGATCTCAACACTGCCGACTTCAAGGCTGCTGTAGCTCAGGAAATCCTCGACGACTTTGATGTTGTCGCAGCAGTCGATAACGATGCCGAAAACCGGGCAGCGTTCGCAGCGCTAGGCATTCCTGTTATCGACCCGGCAGACATTTCAGCGGACCAGACACGCCAGGTCGACATCAACGTGCCGCAGTACGTGCGCGATGCCGCACAGCGCGGTCTGGATCTGCTGCGGCAGGGTTTCGGCGGCCGCGGGCTGGCCGATTCCACGATTCGCGAAGCCAGAGACATGGCGGCCGGCCAAATGTCCGAGGACAAAGTTATTCGAGCGAATGCGTGGGCTGCACGTCACGCAGTCGACCTAGACGCCGAACACAACCGAGACCCGAACCACCCGGACTGGCCAGGACCTGGCGCAGTCGCCCATTTCCTGTGGGGCATCAACCCCACCGACCCAGGTCCTGCTCGACGCTGGCTGCAGCGTCAAGTGGACCGCATCAACGCCGCGAGGAATCACATGACCAGTGTGGAACGTCGAGACATTCGCATCGAGGACTTCGAGCTGCGGGCCGCCGGGGATGGCATGAGCTTCAGCGGCTATGCCGCGGTGTTCAATTCGCCAAGCCAGCCGCTGCCCTTCACTGAGGTCATTGCCCCTGGTGCATTCAAGCGCACCCTGACGCGCCGAAACAACATTCGCATGCTGCTGAACCATGACACCAGCCGCGTCCTGGGCACGACGCGCTCTGGCACGCTGCGGCTACAAGAGGATTCTCGCGGTTTGCACGTCGAGGCCGACCTGCCGGACACCACGTATGGCCGCGACCTGTCAGTCGTCATGCAGCGCGGCGACGTCGACGCGATGAGCTTCGGGTTTTCGGTGCCGCCGAAGGGCGACCGCTGGAGCGACGATGGCGCCGAGCGCACCCTCATCGAGGTGCGCCTTCACGAGGTCAGCGTCGTGACGTTCCCGGCGTACGAGGCCACTTCAGCGAACGTCCGCGATTACAGCTTCTTGGCGTCCCGCTACGACGCCGACGTCGACGCCATCGCCGACGCCATCAGCGCCCTGGAATCAGGCAATCTCAACGAGGAACAGGCCACCTTGCTGCGCGACCTGGTGGGTAAATCTGTTCCGACACCAGACGTCGTCGAGGACAACTCGACGAACCTTGGGCTGCTGCTGAAGCAGCTAGATCTGAAGAAATACGACATCTAGCTGCGGAGCCGCAGCATCCCTCACGAGCCGACTTGCGGAGCCGCGTCGGCACATTTGCCCATCAACCCTGAAAAGGAGCAACGATGCAGGATTATCTGCAGCGGCAGATTGACGCGCGGCAAAGCGCGTGGCACGCCGCAAAGGCTCTCCTGGACGCGGCAGCCGCCGAAAAGCGTGACCTGACCGCCGAGGAAGAGCAGTCATATCAGCGAATGATCGAGGACATCGACGTTCGCGCCCAGAAGATCAAGGACCTGCAGGGTGCCTTGGCGCGTGAGGCCGACATCCAGGCCAGCGTTGCCAGCGCTCCCGAGGTGCGTGGTCTGACTGTGGTTCGCAATGACGCCGACATTCTGCGTCAGCTCGCCACCGGCGAGATTCGCAGCCACGTATTTGGCTGGGAATCCCGCGACCTGAACAAGACCGACGACTCGTCGCTGCTGCCGCAGACGTTCTACCAGATTCTGCAGGAGAACATGCAGACTGTGGGACCGATGCTCGATGGCAACGTCGTCACCCTGATCAGCACCGCCAGCGGTGAGGACATCAAGGTGCCGGTCGAGTCAACGCGCCCGGCCGCAACCGCGATTGCTGAGTCGACCGCGATCACCCCGCTCGACCCGACATTCACCAGCCTCACCTTGAAGGCTCAGAAGGTCGCAGTCCTGACGAAGGTGTCGCGCGAACTGCTCACCGACTCCGGCATCGACCTGGAGGCCTACCTGGGCCGCGCCCTCGGCATTTCGCTGGGCATCAAGGTGAACAACCTGCTGACTGTCGGTACCGGCACTGTCGAGCCGAATGGCATCATGACCGCCGCTGGCTCGGCACCTGCAGGCACATCCACGACCGGCGTATTCACCGCCGACAACCTCATCGACCTCTACTACTCCCTGGACGGCGCGGCGCGCCTGCTCCCGGGCGTCGGGTGGATGGCGAACGGGGCGTCGATCGGCGCCATGCGGAAGCTGAAGGACACCGCCGGCAACTACGTCTTCCAGCCCTCGCTGGACGGCAACGCCCGCGACCTGCTCCCCGGCCGCCCGGTCTACGAGAACCCGAACATGGCCAACCCGGCCACGAGCGCCAAGTCCGTGATCTGCGGTCACTTCCCGTCGTACTACGTCCGGACCGTCGGCGGCATCCGCCTCGACCGCTCCGACGAGTTCGCGTTCAACGCGGACCTCGTCACGTTCCGCGCGTCGATGCGCGTCGACGGCAACCTGCCGCAGACGTCGCACATCAAGCACTTCATCGGCGCCGCGTCCTAGTACGCGACTCCGAGTGGTAGCCTTTGGGCCGTCGGTCTTCGGACCGGCGGCCCTTAGTCTTTTCGGGAGGGGATGTGTCGAATCGG